AACTTAGAGAGGTAAGCGGAAACAGACTCATCTAAAGTTGTGGTTGTACTTTCGTAGGCTTCATTAACTTTATCTTTTACAATGTCATCTACCGAAATGCTAATACCGAATGGTTTAATTAGCGTTTTTGCCAACTCTAATAAACTGATGTTTCCAAAATTTGAACTCGCCCCGTTTGATTCGATATTTAACGGGTCGTCGTTTTGTGTTTCACTATTTTGCTCTCCTGTTTTAACCCCATCGGGTATATTGTGGCAATCCCCTAAGATTCCAGTTTTAGAGTAGCCCGAAATCGTTATTTCGTTGGCGTTTGAGTTACTTTTAAAATGGTGATTAAGAATAACCCCAGTTAAAAGCTTTCGTTTTCCTGAATCATCAAAGATATCAACCGGATAATAGTTTAATGGTGCAAAAATTGACTCTCCAAGAAATGGCATAGAAAATGAAAATGTATCACAAATAGAATCGTAATTCAAATTCACTTCTTGCGTTAAGAAGTCAGTTTTTTTTATTCCGTTGATATAAACTATCATACATAATATAGAATCGCTCTATTCTTTTTAATATTAAATAATTCGGAAATCCCGATTTTGTTATTTTCCTTGATAGTCTTAATATTTTCTTCGGATGCTAATCCGTAAAACCTATGCGCCAATAAAATAACATTTGTGTCTTTGTCACAGAAAAAAGTTCTCTCTTGTTTTGCGTCAAAAAGTATCGAATACAGATAAAAACATGTGTTATTAACTTGCTCGTTTAACGAAAACATTAAATCGTGGTCTGGCGTATAATCTACATCCTCTAATCCTGCTAATCCACTCAAAAAACTACCATAATCAGACTGCAACTTATCGATATAAAACAAAACGTCTGAACGAGTTTGAAAATCACTTGCATTCTGAATTGTCAAAGAACTTGCTATTTTCGACACACAAATTACGCCTAATAAGTTGTAAAATATCTTTTGAAAATACGTTGGTTTTGAGACTCCTAAAATACTGTTATAAGTTGAAGTCAACAAACTTTCTAAGCAATTTATGCGACTGCCTATATTTGATGAAACTATAGAGGGTAAGGAGATTAAGCTTTGAATAGATGTCAGGTAGGTTTCAGTTATTGCACTATAGTTGTTTAGCTCGTTTGTGGCTATTGAAATAAACTTTTTGTAGCTCTTATATTCAGAATCTAGCTTTGTAGCTATAGATACTATATTACCTATTATTGTAGTCTGTTTTACCGCTCTTTGTAAGTCTTTAGCATTTATATGCAGGTTTATAGGAGATGTCTTAAGTAAAGCAAGAGCATTTTTATTTACCAATAAAGCTAAATTTTCTACTTTTACCCTCGATGGAACGTTATACTTCTGATTAGTCGGTACAGTTGTTTCAATTACTTGACATTTTATTACGGTAGAATTAAGCCCTGAACTGTCCATCATTAAGGATAAAGGATGACATAATATTTTACCATAAAAAGGGTGTATAATTGTCCAAGCCGATGAACTATTGCGCGATGCTTGCTCAAATAAGTAGGCATCATCTTGATTTGATTCTCCCTGAAAGGCGAATTCCAAAGGGAAAGAGCGTCCTTTTGGTTGTTTACGGACAAAGAATGAGCCGGGTCTTCCGATATAATCATACTGAGTACCGTTAAACTCTATATTTTTTTCAAATTTGGTTATAAGAAACGGATACCATGAAACATTCCCATGAGTTATAATTTGAAATTTTACATTATTTAGTTTATTTTGCCAATTCATTGCCATTTTGCTAATTGTTTAGAAGCGTTCAATCTGAAAATCTCCTCCGCTTTTTTCATCGTCAAAAGCCCAGATTTTTGTGTGAAATGTTTAGGTTTTAAGTGAACTTGACGATTTTGTTTATACGAATAAAGTTTCCGCAAGTGTATTTTAATATTTTTATGGCTGCTGTTAAATTTATCTCCACTATCCCCTATGTGATGGAATCCTATTATTTCATAAATATATTTCCCATATAAAACAACATTCCCCTTCCCTCCCCCTCCTTCTGTAATCTTTGATTTTGTAACTGCTTTTATTAATCCTTGTTTATCTCCATATGCAATCGGATTCCCCCAGAAATATAGGTTTTTACGCATCGCATCTTCGCGAACTTTTTTCTCTCTCCCTCTTATAGCCCTAGTTTTAGCCATGTTATGAAATCCATACTGTTTATTGAAATCTCCAAGCGTTCTTGCATCGTTTAGGGCTATTCCAGAATGTCGTAAAGTTCCACCTTCATCCTGCTCTTTCATCCTCTGAATCGTCCTGTCTGCCGTTCCGCTTCCGAGCGATGGCATCATTCCGACTTGTGAATACATTTTTTCAACATCGTAACCAGTCGCTTTTTCTACTCCTGAGTATTTTTTGAAAAATGAATCACTTTTTATCTTCATGTCAGTTTCATGAAGACCTTTTATAAGTGTATTTTTTTTTACGTCAAACGCTAAATCATTAAGAGTAAATCGAACCGTATTTGGCAAAGCCGCTTTATGCAAGTTTTTAAGCTCTACGGTTAATCGGTTTAAACTTGATGTATTAACATTAAACATATTGTATTTTGATAATTGGGGTCATTGCCTGATACGGAGGCAAGTTGTTGTGTGCGCCTCCACCGCCTACCGTTTCGGTTGGGGTCAATGTTGGCGCAGTAGTACCTACTTGTAAATTATAGTCATTATTTCCAGCTCTGTTATCGCTATTTTTTTGAAGATATTGAGTTGGATAATCTGATGCGCTATGTGCTGAACTTTGGTCATTAGCAACCATTTTATGTGCATGCGATGGGATCTCGTTTGAAGATAAAATATGCGTTGCCTCCCCTCCTGTAGCTCCTACAGAATATAAATTTCCAGCACCTACGATAAATTTATCAATTGAATTTGGAATATTAAAATTATCACCTGAGCCCCCATAAGTATATCCTATCACTGCGAACAAATCAGGATATGTGGTCTTACTTAAAGAACGACCATCCCTAGCAACATAACCAAGAGGGAATGATGCAGAAGAAGCCCAATCTCGTACGCTTCCGACTGGCTCTAAAATTACCTGCAAAGCCTTTGCCAACTGAAATCCGTTAGTTACATTATCTTGTAATCCGTTTGGCGTAATTCCAGCTAATGCAACAAAATGCCAAAGATTTTGGATAAAGTCCGAATAAGTAGCTTCAATTACCGGTGTGCCTGTTACGCCTGTAGCTTTATCTTGTATTGCACCGAATGGGAAGGATGTTGAATCTGCTATAGAATTAGGCAAAGAGCTTGTTTTTCTCATGATATTGTGGCTTTAATCAAACCAACTGTGTAAAGTGGTTTAATGTGTAATATTATATTTCTAAATTCAGTTACCCTATTTGCGGGTAAAGTCATTGGAGTATTAAAATCAGTGCTTGAAATCCAAAAAATATTAACTGCATTCGATAAAGTCAAAGATAATGAACTTTCTTTTTCAGGTTCTATATATTTTGCAATAACTTGGTTATAACTAGGAAAAAGTAAAGATACATGCTCGGTGTCTAAAGAATGCTCTGTTTCTAACGAATGCTCTGTGCTTAAGACTAAGTCTTTAATATCCGCCCATTCATATATCTTGCAATCAAATCCCGCCTGAGTTAGTTGATATTGAAGGTAGCTTTTATGCTGTCTACCTTTTACGTTAGTTGGAAATTGTAACTTCCGATAAATTGCTAGTTTACGATTTTCTAAAGTGTTTGAATCTTCGGAATAAATTCCAAGTAAATTTTCTAATCTCGTTGCATCATCCGTAGTAAAATAGTTATTATCAGGTATTATTTGGTTTAAAATTCCTAGTCCTGAATTTATGGCATTAAGTCTCTCGATGGCCAAAGAGGATAAAAGGCTTAAAAATACAGTTCCCTCTCCTACTGAAAAAGCCCTTCCGTTTGGTAAAAGTTGCTTTTGAAGTTTTACTATATCGGTTGAATTAAGCATAAACAACGCTTGTTAAAGTTGGGATATTCCCATTTAAAAACTGAAATGGAATAGATAAACCGTTAACCGTCACACTAACATCATCATAAGTATTTCCATTAGTCAAGGCATTATCTAAAGCAGAAACTACATCCCTAAAATAAAGAGTATCATTTCGGTTATTAATATCTCCTACACCTGATATATACGGTCTTTTATCGTATAACATGCTTGAAATTTCACTTTCAATTGACGTAGTTACTCCCGATGATTGGTCTTTTAAATTGGTTATCGTAACGACTACGGGCAAAGCAGTTACGGACATTAAATTCAAATCTGTAAATCCTAGCTGTCTGCGCCCTCGTTCGTAATCTGATAGTGTGATGTCTGGGTCTTGTTCGAAAACTCCTGTCTTATCGGATGATTTCCAAAGTAAATCCAAAATTGATTGTAAAACTGTTCCATTTCCTGTAATTCCTTCAACATAAATATTTGCCATTCCCGGAGCGGACGTGTATGGATAAACAGTTCTTACCGATGGAACATCCAAAGCCCAAAAAATATAATCCGAAGCACTTCCTCCGTTTGGTTCGAGTCTATAAGATTGATTTATTAATTTTCTGTAGTCCTCTAAATCCTCAGAATCCGAAGCGATATTCACAATGGATGCTACCGTAGCTTGTGAGTTAATATTTATGATAGTATTTACTGAGAAAAGAGTATCTCCTATTTGCAAGGTGTCTAATCCTGATTTATCGGATAAAACCGTTATAGTTCCACTTGCCCCGGACAAAGTGACTGATGCATCTGTTGTGTAGTATTTATTCGTTACTTTATTTACGAACTGTGTCCCAATTGGTAGTGTAGTTCCTGAAACTCCTGTAAAAGTTAACGAATATCTACCTTGTGTAGCTGGATTTGGGTCACGTCCTAATTTCAACCGTCCGAACCTTTCAAGTGTTCCTCCCATCGCTTCGTTGTCTGCGAGGTCAGGTAGTATGTTTTTTTGCACATCTAAAAGAGCTAAATAGAATATCTTAAGCATTCCTGCGTCGGATGATGCTATTGCTGTCAATACCCTTTTTAAGTCGTTCTCATCTTGTATATCAAATTCACTTTTAAAATTGGATGATATTGAACTGTATAAATCCGATAAAGATGGAGATGTTGTCATAATATTTCGTCTTTTGCTTCACTCCAAATATAAGTAAAGTTTTCGTTGTTATTTTTTGTTACGGTCTCAGATAGTAAAATTTTATCTACTGATGTGATATTAACCGAAGATGTTGTATCTGCAAATCCTGATAAAAATTCCAAATCTTCGGACGCTGCACGCTCTAATTTTATTCTGCCAGAACTTGATAACTCAGTATCATTTAACATCTTTTCAAATGACGAATTTAATTGTTCATTTGATGGTAGAAATAATGCATTAGCCCAATAATCAAGTCTTTCAGTACCTTCTATGTATTCAGGTGTAGTTTGTTCTTTGTTCCCCCCAAAATGTGCTAAATACGGCTGGTTATACACCTCTGACGTGAGTTGTATGTCTCCATTTTCAAAGACTAAATCACCCCCTGAGCCCGTTTCTTTAATCTTTACGTCCATACCAGTCGAAGCTTTTAGTATTGTTTATAAGAACCGGTATAGCCGATGTATTTCCTCCTACCCTTGCCCGTCCTGTAGAGTCGTCTATATTTATCTGTACATTTTGGCTTGAATTTGTTTCAAGTATCTTTTTTTGAGTAAGTACAGAAGCATCTTTGTTGACTGGTAATAAATCCTTATCTAATTTAACTCGAGTATCTCCGATTGATTTGCTGCCATTAGTTGCCCATTCAAATCCTGTAACCTCTCCAATCGCTTTTAAAATTGATTGAATAGGTTGAAGTATAAATGACATTATTGCCTTTCCTATTGCTAAAATTCCATGCAAAAATCCACCATCAGAAAAAGCTTTTTTTATTCCATCCCAACGATCTTGCATGAATGAAATAAGATGTAATATCAATTGTATCGGATTAATCATTCCTAAAAAAGCACCTATTCCAGTATTTGAAAAATCATCTACCGCTTTTTTAATGTCTTCCCAATATTTTATCGTAAAATATAATGCAGCACCCAAAGCGAGTACGGCAGCAACTACCCATGTAATCGGATTGGCTAATAATGCAGCTGTCCACGACCAGGTAGCCGCAGAGGTTAACCAAATCCACGCAGTAGCTAATTTCATCGCAGCAGTGCCTTTTAAAGTAGCTAACATTAACCCATTTTGAGATATAGAAGCCAAATCAGTTGCTAACGTAAACGCCCACGTTGCAGCAGTAGCAAATAATGTAAAAGTTCTGCATGCAACTGTAGCGACTTTTAAAAAGACTAAAGCAGATGTATAAGCAACTACTAAGGGAATAATTATATTCAGATGTTTAATTACAAAAAGAAAAGCTCCGGCAAAGTCTTTTATATACTCTGAGATATTTTCTTTAATCATCTTTTTATTTTGTGAAATCCATTCAGACATCGAATCCATAACTTTTGATAAAGCGGGAATCACGGCTACACCTATAGAATTTTTCAAAGAAACTAAAGACTTGTTTAAAAGAAGTTGGCTATGATGAAACTCTTTAATAGCATTCGCGGATGTGTTTATATCAGAAACATACTTTCGATATTCTTCACGTGCTTTTTCAACTCCTTTTGAACCTTGCATAAGCAAAGAGGTGATTTCTTTCGCTCTAGCCCCAAACGCAGCAGAAGCAAACGAAGCCCTGACGGTAGGGTCTTTTACTTTCGAAACAGCATCAGCCATTAAGTCAAACGCAGAACTAACAGATTTTGTCCTTTTTAATTTTACTAAAAGTGCTTGGTCGCTTGATGCTAAAAAAGTATTCAAATTACCAGTGTTCATTTTTAACTTACCAATTTGGATTGAAAATTTTTCAATGTATTTCATCCCTTGTTCGGCTGTTAGTCCTTGACTTTGCATAGCAAAAGTAAGCTCTTTCACGCTTTGCAAAGACATTCCAGTCCGTTCGCCAAATTTAACTTGTTGAAATCCTGCCTCCGCAGCTTTTTCAGCCATACCAACAAGCCATCGTGATGCCTCAACGATAATTCCACCCGCTAAGATAGATTTAAAGT